AGCTTCGGCTGTTGGCACCAGCTGGGGTTACCGTCCACAATCTCCAGAAGGCGCACTGAACGCAACTGCTCCAATGGGTCTTAACGTACTTGTGTCACCATTTGTTAGCTTCACCGCTAAGACAAGTGGTAGCGCAGCTAAGTCTGACCTCTTCCTCATCGACCGTAACGAGGTTGGTTCACTATTGGTCAAGGATGATCTTTCCACCGACCAGTTCGATGATCCATCACGTGACATTCGTCAGATGAAGATGAAAGAGCGTTACGACATCGTAATGCTGGGTGATGGCGAAGGTATTACCGTCGCAAAGAACATCAAGCTCAGCCGTAACTACGAGGTTCAAGTCACAAACGAAGTAGCCTGACCTTAGGGCATTTATAGTTACGGTCACTGAAAAGTGACAGCCCCTAGGCAGAGGGTGGTGGCGAAAGCTACCACCCTCTGTTTTTTATATCATAAAACTGTTACTATTTGAATAGAATCTTAATAAGGAGAAGCTGTGGCCCTGTATCTCATAGAAAGTGCCAGCGTAGACGCTGATGTCGTTGTTATAAAATTTGGAAGAACTGTAAAAATAAGTTCTTTAATTAATTCTAACTTTACTGTTCAAACCACACAGGCTACACCAGTGCCAGTTGTCAGTCCATTTGCACCGATCAATACAATTACGGACTATAATCAGATTTCAAGAACATTAAGACTATTTTGGGATGTTCAATTAACGTCTGGTCAAGAATATGAAATAATAGCTGCAAATATAAAAGATGCAGTTAATGAAACTATTCCAACCGAAAAGATTAAATTTACAAAGTTAGACGATGCAACTCCGTCAACAATTACGTCTTCTTCTGAGCCAGTTTATGAAGAGATTTTAATTGAAGATAAGTCTGTTAGAACTGACGCATATTCAACTGTTCAGATACTAGCAAAAAACCCTAATTTTTATATAGTTTCTGTTGATCCTGTAAATGGTGATTTTTATTTAGATAATTCATATAATAATGGAAGAGTTACAATTGAATTTAATGCGAGACCAGCTTCTAACTTTTTGAATGCAAAATACTTTAAAGCTCAAAGAAAAAAGATTCAAAGAACTCCTTCAAGATGGGAAACAGTTGACGCAAACGTTTCCTTACATTCTTGGAAGCCGGAAGTGTATGTGGACTTTCCATCAAATGATGCTACACCGGTTTACAACGACTCTGATGGTGAATATTATGAAACTGGATATAAATATAGAATTATATTATCTAAAGATATAGGAATATAAAGTGGCTAACTTTGTTTATGGAAAAGCTAAACAGGGTATTTTAAATGGTCAATTTAACTTTAGCTTAGACACATTTAAAATAGCATTTGTAAAAAATACCTATACTCCTAATCAAAGTGTCCATGAATTTCTTTCTGATATAGGCGCATCTAATATATCTTATACGAGTCCGATAATCGAAAATATTACAAATACTCTCGGAATAATCGACGCAGATGATTTAAACTTTTCTTTACCAGCAAATACAGCATTTAATTCAATAGTTTTTTATAAACTAGGAGCTAATGATTCTAGTTCCAGATTACTATTTTATATAGATACTTCAGAAGGAATACCTTTTCCTGGGTCTTCAGAAGTAGTTACTTTGATTTTTAATTGGAGTAATACAGTAAATAAAATTTTAGCAATATAAGGAAAAATATGGCTAGTCAATATCCAAATTCTTTAGATGTTTTAATCAACCCCACTGCTAATGATACGCTTAACTCTGGCACCGTTCCTCATCATCTACAGCATGCAAATGCAAATGATGCAATTGAAGCTATACAAACAGTTTTGGGCGTTAATCCTGCAGGAGCGCATTTAACTATTAAAGATAGAATAATAAATGCAGAGGCTCAAATATCTGACCAATCAGTTCTGAATGGTTTAACTGATGTTACTATTAATTCAGTTACAGCAGGAAATATACTGAGATACAATGGTTCTCAATGGGTTAATTACGCTGAAAAAGATGTCACAGATGGAGGAAACTTTTAAAAATGGCAAATACAATTAGAATTAAAAGAAGATCAGGTACAGGGGCAACTGGTGCACCTTCATCTTTAAAGAACGCAGAACTCGCGTATAACGAAGCTGACGATACGCTTTATTATGTCAAGGGCGCAGATGGTAGCGGTGACGCAACATCAATTCCAGCAATTGCAGGATCTGGTGCATACGTAACTAAGAGTACTGAACAGACTATTTCTGGAGCTAAGACATTCTCAGCAGCAGTTACAGTTATAGCTCCAACTTCAAACATGCACGCAGCTACAAAGAAATATGTTGACGATTCTGTTGCTGCTGTTAATATTGGTAACACTACTGTCACAGCAGGTAGCTATGGTTCTGCTACAGCAGTATCAACCTTCACAGTTGACGCACAGGGTCGTTTAACGGCAGCTGGCACAGCAAACATTGCAATAGCATCTACCGCTGTAACAGACTTTGCTGAAGCAGTTGCAGACACTGTTGGGGCAATGGTATCTTCCAATACAGAATCTGGAATATCAGTAACATATGATGATACTGATAATACATTAGATTTTGATGTTGCAGACTTTACGCTGACTCTTGGTGGAGATCTTACTGGTAATGTAACTATTACTAACTTAGGAAATGCAACCCTAAATGCAACAATTGCAGCTAATTCAGTAGAACTTGGCACAGATACCACTGGCAACTATATGGTAGATGTTTCTGCTGGTACTGGAATATCAATAAGCCATACTGCTGGAGAAGGTTCTACTGCAACAATTACCAACTCAGGTGTAACTAGTGTTTCTGGTACAACTGGTGAAGTTAACGTTTCTGGATCCACTGGATCCGTGACTATTGGTCTTCCAGATGATGTCACAGTTACTCAAGATTTAGCTGTTGGTAGAAACTTAACTGTAACAGGAAACTTAACAGTTAACGGAAGCACAACAACAGTTAACTCAACAACAATTACAGTCGATGATAAGAACTTAGAATTAGGCTCTACAGCTAGCCCATCAGACGCTGGTGCAGACGGTGGCGGTATTACCCTTAAAGGTACAACTGATAAAACATTTAACTGGGTAGATGCAACGGATGCCTGGACGTCTTCAGAACATATCAATATAGCTTCAGGCAAAGAGCTAAAAATAGCGGGCACTACTGTTTTAAGTGGATCAACTCTTGGGTCTGGAATTACATCGTCTAGTTTAACTTCAGTTGGTTCAATTATATCAGGCACATGGCAAGGTTCTACTGTAGATGTTTCGTATGGAGGAACTGGAGCAGTAAACGCTTCCGGAGCAAGGTCAAATTTAGGTCTAGTTATTGGCACTGACGTGCAAGCATATAATTCAACCTTAGCTGCTGTTGCAGGTGGGTCATACACTGGTGCATCTAGTATCACAACCTTAGGCACTATTGGCACAGGTACTTGGCAAGGTACAGCTGTTGGAGTTTCTTATGGTGGTACTGGAGCAACCTCAGCGTCTAACGCAAGAACAAATCTTGGTCTTGCAATTGGCACTGACGTTCAAGCCTATAACTCAAACCTTGCTGCTGTTGCAGGCGGTACATACGTAGGGGCTACCAGCATAACTACAGTTGGAACTATTACAACAGGTACATGGTCAGCTACAATTGACAATACTTCAATTGACGGTGGAACTTTCTAAGTATATAATATTATATATCTTGCATTCGGAGCAGTAGATGGCTAACACTATTAAAATTAAACGTAGTGGTACAGCTAATACAACGCCATCATCGTTAGATTATGGCGAATTGGCTATTAACTATGCTGATGGAAAATTATATTATAAAAATAGTTCTAATGTTATTTCAGAATACGTTAACGCAACTGTATCATCTAGTAACAAAGTAGCTCAAGGTCGTCTCAATGCCAATGAAACAGTTACAGCTAACTCAGACTTTGTTATACCTTTTATTGACGATTTTGATCCAAATAATTGGTGGAACGCAAGCACTAAAAAACTGACCCCCACTATTGCTGGCTATTATATTATTTCAATTTCCGTATGGTGGAATGCCGGAGCGGTTACAAATAATCAGTGGAATACTCAAATTCGAAAGAATGGAAACACTTTTGCTCTTTATCAGGATCAAATTGTTACTGGATCTGGAGCTAGTCAAGGTGGTTCAAAACTTGTATATTTAAATGGATCTACAGATTATGTTGATTTTACTGTTTATACTGGTAACTCCTCTAACCAAACACTTCAATATGGTTCATCAAATGGACAAGGGACATATTTTTCTGCAGCTTTAATTACATCTGGGGCAGGCCCCACGGGGGCCACTGGAGCTACTGGGGCAACAGGAGCTACACGGAGCCACAGGACCAGAAGGTGGGACTAGTACATTAACAACTAAAGGCGACATACTAACCAGAAACTCTTCTGCTTTAGACAGGCTAGTAGTTGGAACAGATGGATATATTCTTAAAGCTAATTCAAGCACAACGACAGGGCTAGAGTGGGCAGCTGGATCTTTTACCATTAATGGAACATCAATTTCACTTGGTGGAACAGGTACTATAACAGCAGCAGCTGGTACACTTACTGGTACAACTTTAAACTCTACCGTAGTAAGTTCTAGCCTTACTTCCGTGGGAACCTTAAGTAATTTAACGGTTACGGGAAATGTGACCGCTGGTCAGTACTATGGTAGAGCTAGAGATACCGAAATTCGATTCTTTATGGAGGTCATTTAAATGGCAATTACGCAAAAACGTCTTGCTGGTCCAAGTATGTTAACGGCATCAACTGCTACATACTATACTGTTCCAAGCGGCACTACAACTATTGTTAAACAAATTATTTTAACAAACACAACAGCATCAGCTAAAACAGTAACAGTAAGATTATTGCCTTCTGGCGTTAATGAAACAGCTACTCCAAACTGGGTGGACATCATCAGTGCGATGACTCTCGCTGCAAATGAGACAATGGCTTTTAACTGCTCTATGGTCATGAATTATACTGGTGGAGCTGGCGATCAAATTAAAGCATTAGCCAGTGCAGCTGGCGCTGTTAATATGGCAGTTTTTGGAATAGAAGAGGCTTAATAATGGCTGGCGTAGTCCGTTACGGTGCACCTAGTGCAATGCAATCATTTATTGATTCACCTGACCCTGTTTATGGAACAGGTATGGACGGAGACGCTACATTAGATGGAGCTACAACCGTATTAAGTATGGTCCCATCTTCTTCAGTTTATTCTATGACAAGAGATATGTATTTTAATAATCTTACAATAAATGCTAACGTAAGATTAGCGCCTAATGGCTATAGAATTTTTGTTAAAAATGTATTAACATTAAATAGTGGATCAACAATAGGATTCACAACAGGGTATTCAACCGCTGGATCAATACAACAAGGTGGAGCAGCTACTACTGCTGTTACACACTCTTTAGGCGGTAGTGCCACAGGGTATTCAGCAACAGCCCCAACAGATGCTTTGGGTGGAACAAATTGGTGGAAAGTGCCACGTCAAGCTATTTTAGGATACTCAATTACTGCTTCTGGAGGACCAACATTTTTGAGAGGTGGTGCTGGTGGATCTGGACAAGCTGGTGGTGGGATAGTTATTTTGGCGGCCAGGTATATATCTGGTCCAACCTCCGGAACTGCCTACATTAAAGCTCCAGCAACGGCACCTGCTGGTGGTGGAGTAATATTAATTGTATCTTCATCAGCTGGTCTTCCGTCGTCTATTTCTACAGATGTCACTGGACAAAATGCCGGAACATATAATTATATGCAGTTGGTTTAATTATGGCAGCAATAGAAAGAATTGGCGCAACACCAAATTATTATGATACTTCTCAAAGACAAAGAATAGGTAATGACTCTGTTTATGGCCCAGGGTCAGATGGCACTGTAACAATAAGCGGTACAATCACCTTAACTAGAGACATGTATTATGATAACTTGACCATTCCTTTAGGAAATGTTCTTTTAACTAACGGTTTTAGAGTTTTTGTTAAGAATACTTTAACATTAAATGGAGTAATTGGAATTGGTTCTGTTTCTGGTAATTCAAACGGCAGTTCTAATGGTACGATTGGCGAATCAGCAAGCGTAATTTCTAATGGAACAGTTTCTGGTCAGTCAACATCTACATCTATAACATATAGAGCTGGCGGAACAGGGGGCGGTTCCACAGCTGGCTCAAGTACTTCAATA